AGTTTCAGCAAGTACGTGGAGAGCGTGAACAATACTCTCAGATATTAGGACAATTACAGCAGAAATTGCAGGAGTTTGAGCCTCCAGAGCCTGATTGGAATCGTTTAGAAGTTGAAGACCCGACTGAATATGCCCGTCAATGGACATCACATCAGCGTAGGCAACAACAGAGATATGCGGTTCAAGCAGAGCAACAAAGGCTCAACCAAGTGCAACAAGTTGAACTACAAAAGACTATGCAACAAGTCATGGCTACCGAGGTGTCTCGGTTGAAAGAGAAAATTCCAGAGTGGAGTTCTCCAGAAAAAGCCAAAACAGAAGGTAAAGCTTTGTTAGAGTATGGTCAGAATTTGGGTTTTTCAGAGCAGGAACTGAACGGCATTACAGATTCACGGGCATTGCTTGCACTCCATAAGGCGTGGAAGTATGACCAGATGATGAGTAAGCGTCCAGAATTCCAAGCAAAGATTAAAAAAGCCCCGAAGATGGTCACTCCTGGTTCAGCAGGTAGCGTGAGTTCTAAGTCTAGTGATATAAATAACGCAAAAAAACGTCTTGCACAAACTGGAAGCGTCAGAGATGCCGCATCCCTTTTCGAGAAATTTATTTAAGGAATTATCATGGCTGCTATTACAAACACCTACACCCGCTTTGACGCAAAGGGTGTACGGGAAGATCTTTCAAACGTCATTTATCAGATCTCTCCAGAAGAGACTCCATTCATGTCTAACATTGGCCGTGAAAACGTCACCAATACATTCTTTGAATGGCAAACCGATGATCTGGCCGCTGCCAGCACAACCAATGCACAGATTGAAGGCGATGACATCACCTCTTTCACAGCAGTTACAGCCACAGTTCGTTTGGGCAACTACACCCAGATTAGCCGTAAGGATGTAATCATTGCTGGTACATTGGAAGCTGTTGACAAGGCAGGCAGACGCTCAGAATTGAGCTATCAAATGGCTAAAAAATCTGCGGAAATTAAGCGCGATATGTGTTCCACAATGTTGGCTAACCAAGCCGCTACTGCTGGTTCTACATCTGCCGCACGTAAGACCGCAGGTCTGTTGGCCTTCTTGAAGACCAATACAAGCGAAGGTTCTGGTGGTGGTGATCCTTCATACACTACTATTCCTGATGCAGCTCGTACTGATGCTACAACTACTAACTTGCGTTCATTCAGCGAAGCATTGCTGAAAGACGTAATTCAGAAGGTGTGGACAGAAGGCGGCTCACCTTCCATCGTTATGGCTGGTCCTGTTAACAAGCAGAACTTGTCTAAGATGGCTGGTATCGCTTCTAGCCGTTTCAACATCAATGGTGGTGCTAAACCCGCTACTTTGATTGGCGCAGCAGATATTTATGTTTCCGATTTCGGTAACGTGAGTATCGTTCCCAACAGGTTCCAACGTGAACGTGATGTTTTCGTGCTTGATCCTGAATACGCAAGCGTTTGCTATCTGCGTCCCTTCCAGACAGTTGAACTGGCTAAGACAGGTGATGCCGAGAAGCGTATGCTCTTGTGTGAGTGGGGCTTGAAAGTTAAGAATGAGAAAGCTCATGGCGCTGTCTATGACTTGAACTCAACAATTCAGACCTAATCTGAAGACAAAGGGGTGGGCTAATAACCCACCCTTTTTTTATATATGCACACAAAACTTTTTGACATTAATACTGAAACTGGTACTCGTAAGATGTGGCATTACGATGCCGAAAAAGACGAAGCTACCATTGAGACAATTATTGATGCGACTCAGATTGTTTCAGACAACAAAGACAGATTTAATTCTTTTGATGAGAAGGCTACTTGGAAGGGCGATATGCACCATATTGCATCTATTCCAATGGCATTGTTTTATCAAATGAAAGCGGAAGGGAAACTTGATGACCAAGCTTACATGAAGCGATGGCTCAATGACCCTGATAATCGTGCATTTCGCACAAGACCTGGAGAAGTTTAATGGATAGTAAGACCATTGGAATTTTGGTTCCAACACGGGATTTTGTTAATTCGGGATTTGCCTTTGATTTGGCTAGATTAGTTGGATTTACTGTAGGTACAACAAATCACAAAGTAGTGATCTACACTAGCTCTGGCACTTTGTTGTCAGCACAACGTCAGGATTTGGCTAGGGATGCTATTGCGGCTGAGTGTACACATACCCTGTGGCTAGATAGCGATATGCGGTTTCCAAAAGATTCCATCATTCGCTTGTTAAAACATGATATTGGTATTGTCTGTGGAAACTATGCCAAGCGTAGATTCCCGACAGAACCTATTGCGGTGAAAAGAAATACCCCAGATATGGATGCAACATTTATAAATCGGGTATATACTGATGACGATTCAACAGGACTTGTTGATGTAGACTACTGCGGGATGGGTGTAATGCTTGTCAAATCCGAAGTCTATAAATCTATGGAATATCCTTGGTTTGCTATCCCTTGGGTTCCTGCTGCGGAAGACTACATTGGTGAAGATGTATGGTTTTGCCGTAGAGCCGCCCAGAATGGGCATAAAACTTATGTGGATCAAGATCTTTCTAAGGAGATCTTCCATATTGGAACATTTGAGTTCAAACATGAGCATACACTAGCGTGTAGGGATGTAGAAAATGGCAATTGATACTTTTGCAGGGCTTAAAGCAACAATAGCAGATTATCTTAATCGGGATGACCTGACTTCTGTTATTCCAAGCTTTATTACCATTGCAGAAGCCAAATTCAACCGCAAGTTGCGTACTCGGCAAATGGTTAAACGTGCCAATGGACAGATTGAATCAGCATTCTTTGCCTATCCTTCTGATTGGCTACAGGCTAAAGAGTTCCAATTAAACACAAATCCCATAGTCAGACTACAGTTTGTAACTGAGGCTTATGGTGATGAGTTAAAGGCCAATAGGTATGTTTCTATTGGTCAACCAGCATATTACACAATTACTGGTACGCAGTTGGAGTTTATTCCTGCTCCAGACGCAACATATTCCGCAGAACTTACATATTATGCTAAGATTCCTGCGTTGAGTGATTCAAACACAAGCAACTGGCTTTTAGCTTATGCCCCAGACTTGTACCTGTATGGTGCGCTCATGGAGGCTGCACCATATTTAAAAGACGATGAACGTCTACCAGTATGGAGTCAGATGTATGTCAACTCCTTGGGCGACATTGAAGTAGCAGATCAAAGGGCATCTGTTTCTTCAACTCCACTTGTTCGTGCCCGATCTTTGGGATAAAAAATGTCATCTTTTACAGACTACACAGAAAACCTAGTTTTAACCTTCTTGTTTACAGCTAGTACTGCTACTCGCCCTACTGCTTGGTATGTGGGTTTATTTACTGCCGCACCTAGTGATACTGGTGGCGGTACAGAAGTTTCTGGTAGTGCTTATGCACGTGTAGTTACAGGAACTATCTCTGGTAGTGGTACTGCAACAACTTTTACTAACGCTGCCGCAATTGAGTTTGCCGCTGCCTCTGGTGGAAATTGGGGAACAATTGGTTGGGCGGGTATTTTTACTGCTTCAACTGGTGGAACTTTACTTGCCTGGGCTCCCTTGACAGTCTCAAAAGCAATTAATGACGGAGACATTTTCCGAATTCCTGCTTCTAGCTTGTCTATAACATTGGCATAACATGGCTGCTTACGGGCGTGGCGATTATGGTGGGGGTGCATACTCCTTTGGAGCGTACTTAGGTGCGCTTGCTATTGTTTCTGCCTCTACTGTAGCTGTTAGCGGTGAGAGAATAAAAGAAGCTCAGTTTGAGATTAGCTCAACTAGCACAGTATCTGTAGGTGCGGTAAAGATTTCTAGTGCTTCACTTGCAGTACTTGATACTTCTGTAATAACTATTGCAGGTGGAATAGACGCTGTTGGTAATGTGAATATTGTTTCAACAAGTGTTTTAGATATTTTCTATAACCGAAAGCGTCCTTTTGAGGCAATACTTATTGATACTTCTAGTGTTGTGATTAATGCTAGAAAGAAATGGGAAACAGAATCAGATGTGTCCGAAACTTGGACAACAGTTTCTGTATAAAGTTCAGACTATTAGGGGTAAAACATGGCAGATACAACCACCACAAACCTAGGCTTAACTAAGCCAGAAGTTGGCGCATCCACAGACACATGGGGGACTAAGATCAATACTGATCTGGACTCTATTGATGCGTTGTTTGATGCTGGTCCAGTGCTCAAAGTTACCAAAGGTGGTACAGGTGGTGCTACCGCATCAGCAGCACGAACTGCTCTTGGTTTGGCAATCGGTACAGATGTATTGGCTTATGACGCAAACTTGCAAAGCTTTGTTACTGCCTTTACATTGCCTACTGC